ACAAATACTCGTTACTTAGGTCGTGCGGATGAAGTATCAGTATATAATGGTTTTACACGAACACTGTCTATTGATTTTAATGTTGTTGCATTTAGTATAGAAGAGTTATTACCAATGTGGCAAAGAATTAACTACATGACAGGATTAACAAAACCTGCTAAGTATACAGATAATGGATTCATAATACCACCCTTAGTAAAATTTAATTTAGGAGACATTTACAGAAACCAACCTGTAACAATTACATCAGTTTCCACTACAATTCCACAAGAAGCAACTTGGGAACTTTTAAATGCAGATAAGGAATACGGTTCATATAAAAAGAATCAGTATATGTTTGCAAACGGAGTTATTAAAAAAGAAGGAGTAAAAGTTGCACGTTATCCGACTATGTGTACATTGAATGTATCCATGAAGGTATTGGAGAAACAAACTCCAGAAACAATTCAAAATCATTTTGGAACACTTGTAAAAAATTCAAATGATGAAACAAAACCTGCGGAATTTAATAAAAATCTAAGTAAAGTATAAAATGAGATATTCATACACTAAAAAAACTAAAAACGAAAACGAAAAAAATATTGTAACTACTACATTGTTAAATCGTGTAAAACCAAGACCAAACGATTCATTTATTAGAGTAGTAGAAAAAACAAGACTAGATCACCTTGCATATAAGTTTTATGACAATCCTTCGTATTGGTGGGTCATTGCATCGGCAAATGGAATCGCAGGAAAAATGTATGCAGAACCCGGTATTCAATTGAGAATTCCAAAAAATATAAGTGAGGTGATTCAGGATCATATTAAAATTAATACATAGAAAGTAATTTAATGGCAATAGGTGACGATTTAATCAACAAAGCAAAAGGATTATTTCCAGAGAAAAATACAGGTAAAAAAAATATAAACAATTTTCTCGGAGGTAAATCTAACTCCGGTGGGGGTCTTACGGGAAAATTAGCTGGTATGATGGGTGGACTTGGTGGTTCTGCCGAAGGAGGGGGGAACAATTTAGCGGGTGGATTGGGCGGTTTACTTGGTGGTGGGTTTCCACCTGGTGGTGATGGTGGTGGTGGTAACGAAATTGCAGATGCGTTAAAAGAGACCACATCGGCAACTGGAAAAGAAAAGCCATTATTTGAGTCTAAAGCAGCCGCAAAAAATGATTTAAAAGCCCGTGAAGCACAACCACCACCAAAAGGTTCTTTTATGGATGAAACATCAAGCATAGGTGAACCTAGTGCATTTGGCACAACCCATGTTCGTCCTTGGGTTAGAAATGAATTCGCACGACGTGAAAAAAACTTTGGAATGTATTATACAACTGGTGGGGAATTTGCCAATGATACATCCGTGCAAATGAGCAACGATGTGGGTTTTGATGATGAGTATAGTGAAACAATTTATAGAGGACCTAAAGCACCTTGGATGCGAGTTATTTCAAATGCAATTGGAAAAGATCCAGAAACCGAGTTACCCATATACGGATTTGAGATGCATGGCTTTAATAGAAAAGATGAAGATGGAAATTATATAAATGGATTCCATGAGCAATATGGATTTGACCCTACCACCGGTCAAGGAGGTGGAAAAACTTATTTAGGTAGAGGTTGGTCAAGTGAAGGCAATGGAAAATTTACACCACCTTCGGTTGATCATACAATAGAAGAAGATGATTTTAAACATCGTCCATCACCTGGAATAACATCAATAACATCGGAGGACAAAGAACCGGGAAGAAATTTTAGAGAAACAACTGTAAATTTTGTTGTTCATAGTCGTGATCAACTGGATTATATGGATGATTATTTTTTTAAAGTTGGGATATCGTGTGTTGTGGAATGGGGTTGGAATACTTACCCAAGAGAGTGTTTACTTGATAGTACAAATTTAGGTAAACCTATTAAAACCGCAAGAGGAAATTATATTAAGGGTAACGAACGAAGATTGAACAAAGTAAATAATTTACGCACACTTGACGAAGGAAAGGATGCGATTTCTGATAGTGATATAGATGAAGAACAAGAATACAGATACGAAAGTGGGTCAGGTATGATAGGAATGTTTACTGATCCAGTTCTAGCCAGTAAGCATTTAAAAAAAGGAAAAGGTAATTATTCATTTGCAATAGGAATGATAAGTAATTACAGTTACAATTTAAGAGAGGATGGAGGATACGATTGTGAAATTAAGGTAACAAGTATGTCAAAAATTTCATCATCGTTGGATAACCAAGCAACCAAAGAAAAAAAAGATGACGATACTGATGAGAATCCAGACGAACGAGTAAGAGATTTTAAGTTGTTCGTTGAAACAAAACTAGATGAAATTTTAGGAGGAGACCAAGACCCACACGAATGGTACGACATGGGAGAAGATTCTATTGCAGAAATAAGTGGAGAAGTGGGTGCGATGAGTGCTTCCAAAGGTAGATTTTTTCAATTTGACCAAAGTGCATCCGGGAAAGAAACATATCATTCAGATAAAGAAGATGCGTATATTACAATCGGTTATTTAATTGATATAATAAATAGATTTTTTGAAAAGAAATCAGAAGAGACTAATATTGGGTTATTTAAATTTGAGGTTAGTAACTCACGATGCGTTGCCCACCCTAATATCAAATCAACAGACGGAAAAGTTTTATTGATACCCAACGCAATGTCTCCGAGAAGAAATCAAAAAATAAGTGAAAGAAATAGTGGAACTACCGATCAAGTTGTAACTCAAATACGAAAAGATTTACAACTTGGAAATTCTGACAACGCATCTGCTGTATTAGCAGTAATAAATTCAGAACTTGGTAAAAAACTAAAGGATGTAAATTCTGCATTAAAGATGTCTCCTCGTGACAATTTATATGAAATTTTATCAGGATATGTTCCAGCTGAATACCCGGATGCAGTAAAGCCTTTTCCTGATTTTGCAACTTTAACCGGAGGTGTAAAAACTGAAGGATATAGTGGTAGACTACAAGATCTTTATGTAAACTATAATGTTATAAAAGATGCAGTATTGAATGGATCGAATATTACGGAGATTTTAAAAGATATTTTGAAGAAAGTTTCGGAAGCGGCCGGTGGTATATGGGATTTTGATTTAGTTGGACCAAATACTGCGGTTTCAAACGATAACAAAGTACAAATAGTTGATAGGAGATATCCTGGATTGGTAACTGCTTATGATATTCAAAAAGAAGATCAAGCATATAGATTTAAATCTCATACAAAAAATAGTATAGTGAAAAGTTTATCACTTGATGTATCATGTGCGTCTGAAGTACAAGGTATGGTTTTATTTGGTGAAGAAGGTGCAAAAGACAATCCACAGGCTGCGTTTTACGCAAGAGGAAGAGAAGATAGGTTGCTTAAAAATGCTAAACCAAAAGTATTAGGTAAAAAACCTTCAAGTCCAAAAGGTGAGTCAGACGATGAAGAAGATGAAATAGAATCTGAAGAAAAATTTTTGGTTGCAGCTGACAATGATTGGAGTGCCTTTGATTATGATATTGAAATGGTCGATCCAAATAAAAATCGTGTATTGAAAAGCATGAAGGTTGATGATCATAAGTTAAATTGTGTAAAAAACAATATGCCACTTGATGGGTGTGAACTTACTATGGAACTTGATGGAATTGAGGGTTTACGACTACTAGATGTATTTGCGTGTACAGGTGTACCGACACATTATTTTATAAATGGCCATTGGAGAATAAAATCAGTTGCTCACAATATTTCTGATAATAATTGGATTACAACGATTAGTTCTGAATATATACCAAGTGTAAATGGAAGTGGATAATGGAAACAGACGAGTATCTTAACAAAAAAATATATACTGATCTTTTATCAAAGAAGGGTTCGTTGAAGGCAGCCACTTTTAGTGAGTTTCCTGAGCAGGTTAAAATAGAACCAGAGGATGATGACTACAAGAATAAATACTTTACTCGTTACTTTGTAATAAAAGCAAGTGATAAAAATGGAGTAATTTTTGAGGTAGATGTGGCAAAGTACAATGAACTTAAAAATAATCCATTTTATAGATGTGAACTCATGCGTTGGAAAATTTCAGGTGTTTATAGAAGTGAGTATGACGATGGTATACAGGTAGAGGAAGGAGTAATTGACTTTAATGAAAAAGCATTCAATCGTCTTCGTAAAAAAATGCCAGATGTGCAAAATAAAATAAAAAGTCTTACTGAATTTTACAAAGCAAATTGACAAATTGAAAATATTATTATATTATATTTTCCATGATGTTTTTGTGTATTGAAACAAAAGACGATGTAAAGTTATTGAGTGATACTTTAAAAAGTGGAACTGCACTTTTTTATTATTTATTTGAACCAAACTATCATCCTGTTACTAAGAAGGTTTGTGTTGTGTTCATTTATCATTTAGAAACTGATTCACTTTTTTTGATTTCGTTTAGTCATCCCGATGTAGTTTTAATGGATAAAAATATATTAAACTATATCAATAATAGTAATTGTAAAAAATACATACTAAATAAAAAAGATTCAATGTATGTCAGTGATGTCAGTTCGTATACTGATTTATTATTTGAAATGTACTGTAAGACAGGTAATTTATTTGAATACAAATTACCACTTAATAATTCTGATATTCGTTCAATACCAATAATGTTAATTAAAAAAAGTTTCAACGATACCTTGAAACTTTTAAAACCTCATTTAAACACATACGAAAATTGCAACTTTTCGAGTGATTTATGTAAAGCATTTTATGAAATTGAAAAGAATGGAATTTATATAAATCATGAAGTATATAATTTAGGATCAACTGATTTAATTCACGATAACGGATGTGTGTATAGTCAATATAACTATTATACTCCAACTACTCGTCCAAGTAATAGATTTGGAAAAATAAACTTTGCGGCTTTGAATTCAAAGAAAAATGAAAAAGATTCTATTGAGAGTAGATTTGGTGAAGATGGTATTTTGTTTATGGTTGATTATGAAAGTTATCACTTGAGATTGTTTGCTGATCATATAAACTTTTCATTACCTGAATCTTCTTTGCATGAATATTTTGGAAAGTTTTATTACGATAAAGAAGAGTTAACTGAAGAAGAATACGAGATGTCTAAAAAAATTACATTTAACTTAATTTATGGTGGAATCTCCGATGATGTAAAAGAACACATCCCCTTTATGGCCGAAGTTGTAAAATATGTAGAATCAAGTTGGGCATCATTTAATAAAAACGGATACATTGAAACTTGGTTATACAATCGTAAATTATACAAAGAAAACTATGATTCAATGAATTCATATAAACTTTTTAATTATTTACTACAAAGTGCCGAAACTGAAAGAAATACAAAATTAGCATTGTATCTTAATGGTGAATTTTCAAAATTAAAAAGCAAAGTAATTTTATATCATTATGATGCATTTATAGTTGATTTACATAAGTCTGAAATTTCACATACCAAAAAAATTATTGAAAAACTTACAGATAATAACAAATTTCCACTGAGAGTATATATCGGTAAAAATTATGGAGATATGTCTAAGTTAAGTGTTTGCTAAAATTAATGTATATTTATCTGTAAAAGGTTATATACAATATGAATACACAACTGTTATGCACATTTACGGACATTCTAAATTATGAAAGAGAAGTTGGAAGTGTCTGCAATTTTTACACAGTAGTTTTTGGAAAAATATATTGTTTGCAAAATTTAGATAATTTAGACCAGATATATTTGACATATAATGTAAATTCCAATAATATAAGAAAAGATGGATTTTACAAAAACACAATTAGTGTTCACAGAAAAAAAGATTCTAACTCAATCTATACGATAAATTCTATGAATACATTAATTAAACACTTAAATAATGGGGTCCTTGATAAATCATACGAAATCAACTGGAATGATTATTCTAACTCAATTATGTTGACTGACGGTAATTCTGATGTTAAGTTGATTCCAACAAAATTATTTAAAATACTTAACATCTAATTTAATATTTGACTCACTAACAAAAAAAATATAAGGTAATGGTTATGGAAAATAAAAAACGACAAAAAGAAAAAACAAATTCACTTGAATCTTTAATCAGATCAGAAAATGACGATTCGGTAAAAACATACAAGTCCCTTAATTGGACAGGATCATTCTGGGATTATTTGCAAATGATTGAAGAAAATCCACGTGTTGCAAGAAATTCATATCAAAGACTTTATGATATGGTAATGTCACACGGAACAGAAGAATTTAAGTATTGCAAAAGGCAATATGTTAAATATAAGTTTTTTCAAGGTCTTGGTGACATCTCTATTTATGGTCTTGAAGAAAACTTGATGGAATTTATGGACATTTTAAAAAGTGCAAGTAGACACTATGGTCCAGAACGAAGAGTGATATTACTACACGGACCAGTTGGTAGTAGTAAATCAACAATTGTAACTGCACTCAAAAAAGGACTTGAAGAATATACAGCAACAGAAGATGGTGCGTTGTATTCTTTTAGTTGGAAAATCGCAGATAAAAATGGTGAAGAGCAATTAGTTCCATGTCCAATGAACGAAGAACCATTAAAATTGCTTCCTACTAATGTCCGTAACGAAGTGATTGATAATTTAAATAAAAATATTTCCAGTGATGATTATAAGTTAAAACTTGATGGAGCATTGAATCCTGTAAACGAGTATTACTATAATCAACTAATGGAAATGCACGGGGGTGATTACCGCAAGGTTCTGGACCATGTCGTTGTTAGAAGAGTCGTTTTATCAGAAAAGAACCGTGTGGGAATCGGAACATTCCAACCCAAGGATGAAAAATCACAAGATGCAACCGAGTTAACCGGTGATATCAATTATCGAAAGTTAGCAGAGTATGGTAGTGAAAGTGACCCACGTGCATTTGATTTTGACGGAGAATTTTTAGTCTCCAATCGTGGTCTTATTGAGTTCCAAGAAATTCTCAAACTTCAAACAGAATTCTTATATGACCTACTCGGTGCAACTCAAGAGCATCGTGTAAAACCACGTCGTTTTAACCAAGTACCAATTGATGAAGTTATTCTAGGGCATACTAATAATGCTGAGTTTGAAAAATTAACCAATAATAAATTCATGGAAGCATTGCGTGATAGAACTATCAAAATTGATATTCCTTATCTTCTTAAAATTTCCGAAGAAAAGAAAATTTATGATCACTTCTATAATACAAGTACCGTAAACAAGCATATTGCACCACACACAACATACTTGGCTGCGTTGTTTGCAGTTGTAAGTCGTTTAGAAGAAAGTTCAAAGCAAGATATGAGTATCATTCAAAAAGCAAAACTTTACAATGGTCAAAATGTACATGGATTCACAGATGAACACGTAAAGGAAATGCAAGAAGAATCTCCAAAAGAAGGATTGTATGGTGGAGTATCTGCTCGTTTCATTCAGAATCAGTTTTCCAATGCAATTGTTAATCCAAGAATGGGTGCTAAAAGTTTAAATCCATTTATGTTGTTTGCACAAATTCGTGAAGGACTTAAAAGTTATAGTGGGTTTTTAAACGAAGATGATAAAAAGTCTATGTTTGAACGTCTTGAACTCGTAGAAAAGGAATATGATAGAATTGTGAAACGAGAAGTACAACAAGCACTTAGTAGCAGTGAAGAAGCAATAAAAGCACTTTGCACAAACTACATTGATAATATCGTTGCTTATATTCAAGATGAAAAAGTTACAAATCCTGTAACCGGAAAAGAAGAAACTGCAAACGAAACTTTGATGCGTAGTATTGAAGAAAAAATTGGTATTTCTACTGGAATGAAGGATGATTTTCGTAGAGAAATTATGAATTATATGGGTGGACTTGCCGCCAAGGGTAAAGAGTTTAAGTATGACTCAAACGAGCAACTTTACAAAGCACTTGAAAAGAAGTTGTTTGAAGATACTAAAGATAGTATCAAGTTGTCTGCTCTTGCACAAGATACTGCAACTGTAGTTGATAAGGAACTTCTTGAAAAGATAGACGCATTGAAGCAACGTCTTATTGTTTCGTTTGGATACGATGAAGATAGTGCGTCAGATGTTCTTACTTATGTTGGAAGTATATTCGCACGTGGTGACGCAGACGATGATGAAGAGTAATCTCAACGGACTTAGTTATGCCATCACGCAGAATAAGAGAAGATCACGGTGAGTATAGGGATATCGTCAAGGGAAATGTTGATGATAAACTTAAAAAACACATTAAGAGTGGTCAAAGAATATCACGACGTGGAAAAGATTTCGTTGTGGTACGAGTTCCTCATGTAGAACTTCCGAGTTTTCGTTACGGACAACCTGCCGATGGAAGTGGAATCGGCAACGGTGAAGCCGGTGTTGGTGATGAAGTCGGTGAAGGACCCCAACAACAAGGTAGTGGCAAAGGTGGTCAACCTGGTGAAGGGGGTGACGGTGAAGGAGATGGTCACGAAATCGATGTCGGAATTAGCATGGATGCTTATTTTGATATGATAGGAGAAGAACTTCAATTACCAAATCTAAAACCAAAGGACAATGGAGAAATGGTAAAAGAAAAAATCAAATGGAATCGTATTGCAAAAGTTGGAAATAATAGTTTGCTTCACAAACGCAAAACTCTGAAAAATGCGTTTAAACGTTTGATTTCTTCCGAAGACTACGATCCTGAAGATTTATCTAATTTTTATCCTATTAAAGACGACAAAGAATTTCGTAGTTGGAGTTCAGTTGAAATACCTGATACTAATGCGGCCATATTTTTCGTGTCCGACATTTCTGCAAGTATGGACGATGAAAAACGAGGTTTGGTTCGTGAGTTGTGTTGGTATTTAGACAATTGGGTTCGTAGATTTTATCAAGAAACTCAAGTTAAGTATATTGTTCATGATCACCACGCACAAGAAGTAGATCAAGAAAAATTCTACAAATATAAAAGTGGTGGTGGTACTCAAATAAGTAGTGCGTTTCATTTAGTCAATGATGTAGTGGAAAAAGCATTCCCATTAAACGAGTGGAATATTTATGTATTTTATTTAAGTGATGGAGAAAACTTTGGTTCTGATAACGATTTGTGTGTTGAGTATTTGAAAAAAATGCAAACATATGCAAATTTAATAGGAATTACAGAAGTAAAAGCAATCAGAAGTTGGGCAACATTTATACCAGCAATTCAAGCACAATTATCAACTGGCGATCTTGATCCAAAAACAATTGTTACTGCATCAATGGATTCAGCATCCGATGTATTTAAAACACTTCAAAAATTATTAACACCTGCTGAAGAGGAGGTACCGTTCTAATGGGAATTGCATGGGAAAGTCATAGTTTAAATGAAGGAGTTTGTCCAGAGTTGGCTGCTCTTATACCTGAGTGTTTACAGGCCTGCTACGACAATGGACTTGATCCGTATCCATTGTGTATTGAAGAATTTGATGCAGACGAAATAGTTGAAATTGCGGCCTATGGTGGATTTCCTGTTCGTTATCCTCATTTTAATTTCGGACAACAATTTGAACAACTTCATTATCAGTATCATCATGGCATGGGTAAGATTTATGAAATGGTTGTAAATACAGACCCAACATATATGTATCTGCAAAGAAATAATCCTATTGTTGATAATTTAACTGTTGTAGCACACGCAACTGCTCATAGTGATTTCTTTAAGAACAATATTATGTTCAAGCACACGAATCGTAATATGATGAATGTTATGGCAAATCATAGTGATAAAATTCGTATGTATATGGATCGTTTTGGTCGTAAAAAAGTAAAAGACTTTTTGAATGCGGCCTTAGCAATTGATGATTTAATTGATCCATCACTTTGCTATCGTGAAAGTAATTTGAAGAAAGCAACTAAGTTTAACTTTGAAGATCGTCAACCACGTGAACACGTAACTCGTCTTGATACAAAAGAATATATGGACAAGTATGTAAATCCTTCTCATTATATTGAAAAGCAAAGAAGAGAACGCGAAGAACGACAAAAGTTAGCAGAAAACAAATTTCCATTGCATCCTGAACGTGATATCATGTTGATGATTATAAATCATTGTCGTTTAGAACCTTGGCAACAAAACATACTTAGCATGATTCGTGACGAAGCAATTTATTATCGTCCACAAGGAATGACAAAAGTTCTCAACGAGGGTTGGGCAAGTTATTGGGATTCTTATATTATGGCAACTTGTAATTTTGCAGGAGACGATGGAATATTCGATTATGCAAAACACCATGCAGGAGTTTTAGGTGGAAAGTATAATATGAACAATCCGTATAAACTTGGAAATACATTATTGCGTGACATTGAAGATCGTTGGAACAAAGGTAAATTCGGTAAAGAATATGAAATGTGTGACAATGGTGATGAAAAAAGATATTGGAATAAGAACCTAAATCTTGGTCGTGAAAAACTTTATGAAGTTCGTGAGAACTATAATGATGTTACATTTCTCAATGAGTTTTTTACAAAAGATTTTTGCGAAAAACATGAGTACTTTGAATATGCATTAGATAAATCAAAAAACAAGTATGTCGTTGTTAGTAAAGATTACAAAAAGATAAAAGAAAAACTTATCAATCGTCACATCAATATGGGAAGACCTGTAATTTATATGGAAAATATGAAATATAAGAACACAGAGATTTTATTAAGACACGACTTTGAAGGTAGACCTTTGGATATTAAATATGCAACTGGTACAATGGCATATCTACATGAAATAATGAAGAAACCAATAAATCTATTAACATACGATGTTGAAGAAGAAGGATATGGTTCTTCAAAAGAAATTGTTGAAGTTGAAGTCCGTTATCGTTACAACAACGGAGAAATGAAAAGATTTGAAGGTAGTAAGATTTAAGTAAGTGAAACCTCCGGGTAACGAAATTTATCATTGTGATAATTTATCACTTCTAAGAAAATTAGATTCAGATTCAATCAATCTAATATATTGTGATATATTATACGGAACTGGAAAAAAATTTAAAGATTATGATGATCTACAACCAGTTCGTTCTGAAATAGATTCTCATTACATACCTCGTTTGCACGAAATGAAACGAGTACTTTCAAAAACTGGAACAATCTATTTACAAATGGATTTGCGGATTGTGCATTGGATACGAATATTGATGGACAATATATTTGGTTATGAAAATTTCAGAAATCAAATTGTAGTAAAATTCAATATAGGTGGTCGTGGTAAACGTGAGTTTGCAAAAAAACATGACTACATAATTGTTTATACAAAAACAGACGAATTCGTATTTAATGATAAAGATATTCGTGTACCATATAAATCAGTAATCAGTAAAAAACAAGATAGACCAAACATTACTCCAGAAAAACTTGCTCTAGGAACAATTCCAACTAATATTTGGGATGATATTCCGTCTGGATTAAAAGTAAAAAAAGTTACAAACTATTATAGTGAAAAGCATCCTAAAATTTTAGAAAGAATAATCAAAGCAAGTAGTAACGAAGGTGATGTTGTCGCAGACTTTTATTGTGGAAGTGGAACAACTTTAGATGTAGCAAACGAATTAAATCGTAAGTATATTGGATGTGACATCAATCCAAATGCAGTCAAAATTTCTAAGGAAAGAATAGTCAAAAAAAGTTAATTTTTTTACCTTGAAATATGCTTAAAATTCAAGTAAAATATATTTATATATAGTAACTAAAATTGACTAAATAATAATTAAAAAATGAGTAATGAAGACAAAAAATACGATGCCTACGGCATTCGATTAGAAGTGTTAAAAAACGCAAAAGAGATGGTATGGGAAACATGGCACATGGAAAAAGAAGAGTTGGAAAGTCGTGCCAGATTTGAAAATATTCCTCTGGAAATACCACCACTTCCAACTACACAAGAAGTATTAGAAATTGCTTCTGACTTTTACAATTTCGTTGAAAATGGCGGAAAATCTTCTTGATTTATATAATTCTGATTGACGAAATCGAAAAGGAATTGTATTATATTAAGAATATTAATAATAACAAATACTAAATTAAGGAATAAAAAATGGCAATTGACCTAGATAAAATAAAAGCAAAGTTAAATAATTTGTCGCAGACAAATAATCGCAAAAACTATCAATGGAAACCTCAACCAGGTAAGCAACAAGTTCGTATTGTACCATACAAGCATCAACCCGATAATCCTTTTATTGAGTTGTACTTTCATTATGGCATTAACAATAGAACTTACTTATCACCAAAATCGTTTGGTCGTCCTGACCCAATCGTTGAGTTTGCTGAAAAG